AATTCTCCTTTATTTGATAGGTGATGAGACTTAGGGGCTGTCTTACCAGAAAACATAAGATAACCCCTGTGTCTATTATGTTGTGCAAAAAGGGGCATGAAGCCCCCTGTCTACGCTTGAGCGGATGCTTTGGTAGCCTTGGATGCTTCCTTGGTAGCCTTGAGAGTGGCTTTCTCGTAAAGAGAGATGGGTAGGATGCGAGAACCCTTGTGGTTTTGGTCTGCAATGATGTAGACGTACTCATCAGCGTTCTGGAAGTCCTCTTCACCATCACCAAAGTAGAGTCTGGTGTTCGGTGTGTCATCGACTTGCTGGTGTTCAGGGTTGTCGGTAACAAGGCGTTCATTGAGGCTCTCATCTTCAAATGTGAGAGTGAGAGTTGTGGAGTAGAATGGTCTTTGATACCACTCTGACCATTTCAAGCGTGCCAGGTAGCATTTGGCTAAGTCAAACATAATGTATTCCCTTTCTATTTGATTTGGAAGTTAACTAAAGTGGGATAAAGAAAATCCCATCGCAGGGCGGATGGTGTTTGAATATAGTCACATATTGAAATGCCCCAATTTTTGAAACTTTCTGTGATGTAGCTCACATAGTTGCAAAGTTAACGAAACCATTATATATTTACCTGACAGATAAAGGGGCTTAAATACATGGTAAGGAGATATTATGAAGAAAATATTAACCCTGATTGCTGTCTGCATTGTATGCACTTCCCTTATAGATAGTACAGAAATTAATATATGGCGTAAGGTATCTACTGATGAACTTAATCCAGGGAATATAATTACCCTAGATATGAGTAAAGGTTATTCATTCTCCGATCACCAGTATATATATATTGTAGTACAGCCAATAAACTCCATAGAACAGGTAGTAGTTGCATTCCCTAATGGTGGTTATTGGAATGCTCCAGAAGCAGATCCATTTTTACAGGAATTGCAGAAAGAATTTGACAGTTTGGAAGACTACTTACGTAACCTAGAAAGTAAAGAGATAAAGAAGAAGTGATTGAAGACTATAATAACCAGTGCAGAAAGGTTCCAGCTAGTACGCTGGGTAAACCTGATTGTAGGGCTATGGCAGTTGCATTATGTTGTACAGGGATCATCTCTGTTTATAGCTATAATAGCAACTCTCAATATAGGAGTATGGGTATTCACTAGGAATAAATAACTAGTGCAAAATACCTTCCTAGCCTTATTTTTAGCGGGCTTTATGGGATGGGGAAACCATTTAGAATATTGTCCAGGGGGAGGTTACACCTGCCCAAATTACTGTGACGTAGATCATATTCACTATGAAAAGGACTGTAATGAAACAAAAAAGAAACAGAAAGCCTACAAACAAAGACTTTCAGCTAGCGATCCAGGAATTGCGATACAGGCTGATGTCGACACAGTCTCAGCTGGATTCACTAACTGAGATATTCTCTGATTTTCTAGATCACACACACAAGAAAGCCAAGTTCATGGAGTATTTAAAGGATAAAACTGAACAAAATGCACCTGGATCAGTTGAAAATCCTGAAGTAAGGCAGGATGAGTTAGAACCAGCCTAGGATTGGTTACTCAAATGCGATTGCATTTTCCTAACCACCCTACAATGTTGTTATTCAAAGACTTAGAAGACTTGACTTATATCACATAAAGTATGTAAACTATGGTGCATGACTTATGCAGATAAAGTTGCATGCTCGGGCTAAGGCCCTCGCATCTGTAAGGTCATAAGAAAGGAGATATTTTGAAGATATATCATCTTATAATAGCTTATAATGATAAGACTGAAGAAATTGAATATATACAAGAGGAGATTGAAGATGATGGAAGTAAAGGGCCAGGTCTGTCTAAGCCTATAACTTTTTCTCTTGATATGGATGATGACTACTATGATGATGAGACACTGATGAAACTCATAGATGAATTTGGAATTGGCGAAGCATGAGAAAATATACTGTAAAAGGTCAAAGCCATACAGTATATGATGGTATAGACGAGTTACCTGAAGATATAAAGTTTCTTGACAACTGGCGAGATGGTGATATAGGAGATTGGGTACTTACTGATGACGACTGCATTATTCAGATTTTACGTTCTGGTATGTTTGCCAGACCTGCTAATAAGATTAAAGCTCTTAAGTATGTGGGTACTTGTACGGGTACCTTTATCTGTAAGAATGCTTATAAGATGGATTGTGATAAAAGAGAAAATATCTACAATATATCAGGTAAATCTCCTTATACGCAGACCATTGAAAGAAAAGAGGTGACACATAGGGAGCGAGTATTTGCTTCCTTTATTGCTGAAGGCATGGAAAGGACGGAAGCATACTTAAGGGCTTTTGAAACTAAAAATAGACATCATGCACATGCGCAGGCAGGATTACTGCTAAAACAGGAGAGGGTTAGGACAGTTATGAAAAAGGAACTAAAACCAGTACTTACAAAGCTAGGCATCAATGATAATATGGTGTTAAAAGGCATAAAAGAAGTCGCAGTATCTGGTACAAAGGATTCTGATAAACTGAAAGCTTTATTTGAGCTTGCAGATATATTGGAAATTAAAGAGACAAAAAAGGAGATAACAGCTATTGGTGGAGCAGTATTTAAAGGTTTCTTACCTGAAGATGCTAGAGTGACAGATGATAGAAAACAGCTTTTAGAGGAGAATAACGATGCCTGAGTTTAAGCAATTAGATGGTCAAACACTGCAGCTTGGAAAAAAAGGAGCGTACCTTCAGGAAGACGAGAAGGCGTTCACCCTAATGTTGGATAAGCAATTCCGCGCAGCCGACCTCAGCGATACAACTCAAGTTGGAATTCTTGCTTTTAATGTCAATACTATTGCCGATATATTGAAACTTGGTAGAATACCTGAAGATGGTATCATAGATGAAGAAGTAGGTCAGGCATTTCAATATTTTATTGATAATAGAGATCTATTTATAGAGCATGGCATTACAGAGCACATTAATGCAAAAAAGCTGGAACAACTTACAGAGTCTGTATACACAGAAGCTGAAGCTGCTAATATCCCAACCATAGAAGACATGAAAAAACTGGAGGTAGACATTGGACAACTCTACACTGACGAAGGCACCAGCCAAGTCTAAGGTAAGAAAAGAGAACGAAAGTATAATGAAACATGTGATCGAGTTAAATGATCGCATGGGTTACATCATGGATGTATTAAAAAATCAAGCTGAAATGATCCAAAGGGATCATGATTTGATAGAACGTATACGTATTAGAATGGGACTGTGAAGGTTAAGATTAATCTATGGCAGGATTTAAACAGAGCTACACATACCTGACCTTTCAATGGAAAGAGGCACCCAGTATGGGAATCGCATGAAACAGATAGAGGAATTCGGGGCGTTTTTAAAAAAGAAACTGGTAAGCGAAGACGTTGATCATAGATGGGCTATATGTCAGGCATGCCCTGAACTGATGCCATCTAATAGATGCAAACAATGTGGATGTTTCATGAAGTTAAAAACTAAGATAAAGGCAGCAAAATGTCCTTTGGGTAAATGGTAATAAAGGCTATTATACTATCAACATTATTAGGCAGTGAACCTGCAATGCTTCCTGCGCCTCCAGTAAGGATTGAGGCCAGGAAAAGAAGAAAGGGGCAAAGAAATAGAAGACGTGGTGGAAATGGACTTAGATAAGAACGTAAATCTAAATTTCCATAATGTATCAAAGGAGGAGGAGTCACTACGACTTGCATATAAAGATCTTATATCATTCGGTAAGTTATTTCTGCCAGATGACTTTATGCGATCAGAGACACCTCCCTTTCATTATACTGTAGCTGATAAGATTAATGATAAGTCTATCAGACAGACTGCATTTATAATGCCCAGAGGGCATGGTAAGACAGTTCTTACGAAGGCAGATATAATGCGAGATTTTTGCTTTGCTGGCAAGAGAGAAGAATGGGGATTGGAAGATACAGATGAACCCTTTTTTTATGGATGGATATCAGCTACTAATAAACTAGCTACTGGTAATATGGACTACATAAAATCTCATATTGAGATAAATGAAAAAATACATTATTATTTTGGAGACTTAAGGGGAAAGAAATGGACAGAAACAGACATAGAGCTTGCCAATGGATGTAAGCTCATTTCGAAATCAAATATCTCTGGCATTCGTGGTGGGGCTAAGTTGCATAAGAGATATGACCTCGTGGTATTGGACGATTTTGAAGACGAGAACAATACCATCACTTCAGATGCTAGGGCAAAAAACGCTAACCTTATTACTGCTGTTGTGTTCCCTGCTCTTGAACCTCATACTGGCCGTCTTCGGGTTAATGGTACACCTGTGCATTTCGACAGTTTTATTAATAATCTCATTGTCAATTACGCTAAAGCAAAAGCTAATGGAGAAGATTTCTCATGGGATGTTTTAATGTACAAAGTTATAGATGGTAAGGGAGCTGTACTTTGGGATTCCTGGTTTGGCCAGGAAGAGATGGATAGGAAGAAGAAATTCTATGTAGATTCAGGGCAACCACATAAATTCTATCAAGAATATATGATGGAAGTTCAGAGTGAGGACCACTCTGTATTTAACAGAGATCATATTAAATATTGGGAAGGTTCGTTCTTTCACAATGAAAATGATGGTATATCGTATATTATACAGGAAACAGGAGATATATTGCCCGTAACTGTATTTACAGGAGTAGATACTGCAACCGATATAAATAGGAGGGATAGCGATTACTCAGTCCTTATTACTATTGGCATTGATGAGTTTAATCGTATTTACGTTTTGGATTATGTGCGCCAGCGGAGTTTGCCTGTACTTGGAATTCAAGGTCAGGATCAAAAGGGTATTGTTGATTATATATTTGAAATCAACAAAGCGTTTTGTCCAAATATGTTCGTCATCGAAGATACGACAATGTCTAGACCAGTTTTTCAAGCACTTCGATCAGAAATGATGCGAAGAAATGATTTTACTGTCAAGTTCAAGGAGGAAAAACCTGGAACGAGACAGTCTAAAAGAGATAGGATACAGTCTGTATTGGCGCAGAGATTTTCTGTAGGCCAGATACATATTAAAAAGGAGCACTATGATTTACATCATGAAATTATAACATTCGGACCGCGAATGTCTCATGATGATACAATAGATGCATTAGCTTATGCATGTTTATATGCATATCCTGATGATAACATTAAAGTTGGCAAGGAAGGTTCTTATTACAAAAGAACACCTGTTCCTAAATCATGGATAGTAGCATAGGAAATCTATTACTTAAAATAAGTAAAATTATGAGTGGTATAGCAGACAGAGTATCAAAACTTGAAACAGTATCCCATGCACCCAGAGATTTTGTTAGCTGTAGCGATTGTAAACAAAAAATAAGAGAGAAAAAAGATGGCCAAGAAAAAGAATAGATCAGATAAAACTGCAGATCGTATACTAAACCTATTTGAAATAGCAGAAAGTGGTCTTAGACAGCAGTGGGAATTTATTAACCAAAAAGGTTGCGATTTTTCTAATGATAACCAATTATCTGCTGAGGAAACTACAGCCCTGGAAGCACAGGGAATGCCTACTTTTACCATTAATCGCATTATTCCTGTAGTTGAAATGTTGAATTTTTACGCTACCGCCAATCGGCCTCGGTGGCAAGCTATTGGGGCTGAGGGTAGCGATATAGATGTAGCAGCAGTCTTTTCAGATATTGCTGATTATATCTGGTATCAATCCGATGGTTCCTCACTATTATCTAATGCTGTTAATGATGCAGTGACTAAATCTGTTGGTTATCTTATGGTTAGTGTTGATCCAAATTCTGATAGGGGAATGGGAGAGGTTACAATAGAACAACCCGATCCATTTGATGTATTCATAGATGCTAAATCCAGGGATATTTTATTCAGGGATGCAGCTTATATGATGGTACGTAAAATATTGCCACTTGGACACTTGAAGCAGAAGTTCCCAGACCAAGCACGTAAGATACATAATATCTCTGCTAGATTTGAGAACAATCAAAATTTCTCTACTAAGACCTACGATGAAAGTCAGAAGGATTTCAGCTACAAAGATGTTCTAT